CTATGTGCATGCGACGAAGGTTGCGTATATCCCGCCGAACCGGCCGCTGCCGTTGATGCAGGCGCAGGCGCTTTGCGCGAACAGCCAGTCGGTGTAGAGCGAGGTGAAGCCGTTGCCCGAATTGTATATGCCGTTCGGCCAGTTGGGCGGGGAAAAGGTATTGCTGCTGTCAAAATATAGTTTCACGCCAGCGGGCAATGAGGAGCCGAAGGGCATGGTGGACAATGCCGCGACGAGCGGATGATGCGGAAAGTACTTCTTGATGCCGGAATCTCCCTGGCAGGTGCCATCGTCCTCATTCCACGAGGGAGCGGGTGAATCCTCGGTGCCGCCGGGCGGGCAAACGGGATTAAATGGTGTCTGATTATATGGATCAGGCATGGTCAGATAAACTGCCGCCTGCCAGTGCGCGCCGAAGACATCATCGGTTGGCAAGCTGGCGGGTGAATTGTGAAAGACGGCATTGCGCCAGGTTTCGGGCGATCCCGGAGGCACGATACCGACAATGGTGGGGCAGGATCCGTTGTAATTAAATTGATCGACGCTGCAGCTCAAGATGCCGCTGATGCCGGCGTACCATGCGGGTGGCGAGGTGACGGCAGTTTGTTGGGCGCGATAGTTAAAGGCCCAATCCAAAAACACGCCGGTCTGACCGCTGGGCGGCGGCGTGCCACAGGTGGACGGGGCGGATGGCCAGCGCAAGGCGCCGACGACATTAGCATCGTCATCGCCCTGGCCATTGGACATGGAGAAGCCGGATGGCAATGCGGAGATCTGCGCGCCAACGGTGCAATTGAATATTCCGCCACCAGCGTAGGAGAGGTCAGTGATCTGGTAAATGCCGCTGCCGTTAATGGCCACAGTATTGCCGATCGCCAATCCGCCGATATCCAATGGCAGATTTGCATTGGTTGTGGCCTGGATGACGAGCGTGCTCGTGACATCTCCGGAGTTAATGCAGCAAACCGTTGTCTGATCCACGGCATATTTATCCGGACCGCAGGGCCGGCCAAAGTTCACCGCCGGCCATTTCTGGGTGGCTTGAATGTATTTGCCGAAGACGCCGGTGCCGGCGGAGTAATTCCAAAAGGCGAAGGGATAAACGCCGCTCACGCCAGTGGCGGTGGGAGTACAGCCGACATCCGCATCATCGGCGGGATAGGGACAGGCCTCCCAGACATCGAGCCAGCGCTGGGCCACGGGCGGCAAGCCTCCGGGTGTCTGGCCGCCGATCTGATAATCCCACAGTGATGTGGTGTCGTCATCATTCTCCAAGCACAGCGACGATTTGAAATTGAACCAGAAGTGCGGGTCGTAGCCGGCCGGGTTGTGCGAGATGATGGAGCCAGAGCGCAGGCCGGTAATGAGCGTTGCGCCGCCGGTAAATCCACCACTCTGCGGGCCGATCGACTGGTCATAACTTCCGTTCGGATATTTCCAAAGGTAATTGTTCGGGTCAATCCATGCGCGTTGCGGCCAGGTCACGTTGTAGTCAGCGGGACCGCTCCAGTTGGGGTTGGAGCCTCCGTCATAAGGCTGGCCTTGGCTGTCGTTGTTGAACGGCGCATAAGTCCATCCAGGCGACGGAGGGTTGGTGCTGGTGGTCCATGGTGAGTTCCCGTTTTGGTCGTTGGTAACGTAACCGGTATAATCATCCATCGTAACCGGCCGGAAACCCGCCAGGGGTGATATAGCCCCCTGTACCTCGTCGTAACAGCAGAGCGGGGCCAACGCCAGCGTCCCGTCCGTGCGCAGCTTTGCCAATGTGAAATCGGTCAGGTTCCAAGCATTTGCGGCGGCATAGATGTCGCCGGTGAAGTCGGCGCTGGTGTAAGCGTTCGACAACGTCATTGCGCCGCTGAATTTGTTTTCCCCGCTGATTGCCGGGCTGAAGCCAGACCTGGTCGCTCCGTTTTCATCATAACTCCATTGGAACTCGGTGGCAGACGTTGACCACGATAGGCTCAATGTGGTCTGGCGCGTGGTATATAGGATGGTTCCGCTTCCGCTATAATTCTGTGGGTCGGTGATGGCCGGCAGCTGCGTTCCACCATTGGCAATTACCGCCGCATTGAACGCCGCGACCACCGCCTGCAACGTGATTCCGCCCAGCGGGGTGAGCGAAACCGGGTTCGTGTTGAATTGCGTAGGAGTGCCGATCTCGCCGCAGTAAACGCCCGAAGCGCAGTAGCCGTCCATCCATGTCGTCGCCCCGGACAACCAAGTTTCGGTGACATTCCCCGAGGTGTCCCATTCTGTTCCCGCGCCGCCAGATATATTGGTTACTTCTACGCGCGGCTGATCTAACAGCGTCACATAATTGGTCTGCGTGGTCAAAAGGTTGTGGGTCAGAATTCCTGATTGTGGATTCACCGTAACGCCGCCGGTCGCCGTCGAATTGAACTCATTGACTATCCCGCCCTCGCCGGGCGCGTTCATATAAAGTGATGCGTCGATTCCGCAGGTTAAGTAATGCGTTTGATCCGCAGCGATGTTGGGGTCTTGCGCACAGGCGTCGTTGCTCGACCAGCCAAGACAGCCGTGGAACATCTTTTTTACGAACATCCACTGCCCGCCGAACAGTTTGGCCACGCGGGTATCCACTTGTTGCTGCGCCGTGCCGGTACCGCTGCCGCCGGCGCTGGCGATGAAGATGGTGCCGACCGTGTTGGCCGCCGCGCCGATGGTGGTAAAATCCGTCGTGCCCACGGTCGCGATCTTATACGTGGTGCCGGGCACCAATGAACCGGCGGACGTAGCCGCCGGCATGTCGTAAATATTATGATCAACACCAAATGTCACGCCGATGTCGTCCACGCCGTCTTGCACGGCTTGCGAGCTGACGCCGTTTTTATCGCCGCCGATCAGCCAGGGTCCGCACTGGCCGGGGATGCAAGTGTTGCCCGCGAATTCCGTCCAGTAATCCGTGTTGTAACGCGGGAACGGATTGGCGCTGTAGTGGACGCCGCCGGAATCGTTCTCGGGGCGGACCTTGGTGACGTTCTGGACGTAGTTGGAAACGCCGCCGGCCGAGCAACAACAGCATTTATCGTATTTGCCCATAATCGATTTAGCACTGGTTGAAATTGGACCAGACAGCCGACGTGCTGGTGCCGGCCGTGATGCAGAGCCAGACCACCGGCGCTTTCGAAGCGGTGACGCCGGTCATGTCATAGTATTGATCGAATTCCCGGTAATAAGTATTCGCGGGCAGCGTGGGCAAGGTTGCGGGCGGCACGGCCGTGCCCGAGGGCGGCCCGAGCCCGCTGTAAACCGGCGCGATGACGCCGGTGGTGCGCGTGGTGGCGCCGCCGGTCGGTTGTTGGAACACGGGGATCTGGCCGGTCGGGGCGTTGAGTTGAAACGTGATCTGGGCGCCGCCGGTCACGCCGGTATTTTGCGCGTCCGGGGCGCAGACGATTTGCGAACCGTAAACCGGCTGGGCGGGCTGCGAATTATCCGCGGCATCGGTGGCGCTTAGATCCGTGTTGCCGCCGGCGGGCAAGCCGGTGAGGCGCTGGTCGGAATTGATGGGGCGGATTTTCCGGTTGGCGAACATGTTCCAGAGCTGCACGTAGTAGCTTGGCTCCAGATGGTTCATCGGCCCGCACTCGATGGTCTGATGCGCCAGCAGGGTCCAGACGCCGGCGATGAGGACGCGCTGCAGGCGGATGGTCACGTTCTCGGGCACGGCGTTCATGGTGGTCCACGCGGGATCGCCGCCGACCAGGTTCACGATGTTGTTGCCGGGGAAAACAAACGCCGGCGGCGTGTTCTGGTCCGGGCCGGCCTGCCAGATCTTGTGGTTCAGTTTCCATTGCAGCACGGCCAGCTCGGTGAAGATGTTTTGGGCGAGGTTGGGCGGCGCACTTTCGCCATCATTCTCCGTTTGCTCCATGAAATATTCGGCGGTCGGAGCGTTGGTGAGGAGGACGTGAAAGGAATGTTGCTGCTCGGTGATGGTCTCGACATCGCCGGTGACGAGGTTGACTTTGTCGTAATTGAAAAATGCCTTGACCGTGGCCTTGCGGGCTTGCACGGGCACGCCGCCGGAGAGCGTGAACCAGGCGTAGATGGAATGCGGCGTCCAATAGATGAAGGTGGCTTCGTAATCCACCGGGTTCAGGTCCGCGTCAAAGACCTGGATGCCCTTGGGATTGGTCACGGCATCGTAGGGCGCGGTGTTGATGAAGGTGAGCGCGCCGGCCGCTCCATCATTGGGGATCTGGCCGTGCTCGGAAATTTCCTTGAGCGAGGCGACCTTGAGCCGCCAGAGATCGAGGCTGGTCGGATCGAAGGCGTGGGAAACAAAGTTCTTGCTGGTGATGTGTTGCGACAGGCCGCTGATGTCCACGGAATAATCCTCGGTCTGCAAAAACGGTCCGCCGGCGGCGGGATAGGTATCGGTGGCAAAGCTGACCACGGGCGAGCCGTTCAAGGAGCCATTTATTTTATAATTGATGTTGACGCGGTCGGGCTTCAGGTCGGGCAACGGCTTGATGTTCGTGGCCTCATGGCTTTGGGTGCGCCCGGTCGGATCGGTGGACTTGTACGGCAGGTTGACGGGTGTACTGTGCGGTATATCCCTAAAGTGTAACGTCGGCGGCGTGGTGGTGTGATCGATGAAGCTGCGGACCTGCGGATGCGGTTGCAGGCATTTCACGATGGCCTCCAGACATTTGATGCTGCGGGCGGTATCGGTATTGCGATAGCTGGGGGTGAACTCGGCGACGTTGCTCATCTGCACCTGCACGGCCTCCGCGCCGGCGCCGCCGAAGTTCATGGCGTAATAGACGATGGCCATGAGCTGCTGCCAGGTGGTGATCAGTTCGCCGGCGAACGGCGCGGGCGCGTAGGCGGCGTGGGTGCCATCCGCCTGCAACTGGCCTTGCTGGTCCGGCTGGAACATGACGATGTCCGCAAAGTAGGCGATGCCGTAAACGGGGGCGGTGATGGTGCCGCCGGTCGGCTCGTTCCAGCCCATTTTGTACGTGAGTTTTTTAAGGTCCCAAAAAAGGTCGGAGACCTTGATCACCGTGGAGACTTCGCCACCGCGGCTGGAGGCGTCCACATCCGTGCGACGACCCTGAAAAAGAATTGTGCCGGCGGAGAAGGAATTATTGGCACCATTGGCAGATGCCCTGCATCCGCGAATAATACACCGCGACTTAAAAGGGATGACGAGCGGTGTCTCCGGAGCCTGCGGCAAGGTGATGACGAATTCCGAAGCCTCGAGCGAACGCGGGTTCCATTCCAGACTGATCGTGCCTTGCGGGGTGAGATTCTGGATGGCCACCTCTTGCGTGGCGCCGGTCGCGTCTACGTATTGGAGGGTTTCGTAGGTCATTGCGGGCCGCGGGCGTTGGCTTCGTTCTGGCGTTGCAATTTCGCCAGCGCAGATTGGACATCCTTCATAATGCCGGGCAGATCCAGGTCAGCGAGGTTCTTCACCACATCCGCATGGTCCTTCAAGATGAGCTGAAGGTCGGCGATGTTCTGGGCCGCCTTGCGAATGGTCTCCGGGGAAGAGTGTTTGGAGACATCGAACGCGTGGATGGCGGTGGCGTCGGCGGTGAATTGTTTTTCGATGCGGGCATTCTCCTCCGTATTCTTGGTCTGGACCTGGATGCCGGCGATGGCCCGCGCCTGGTTGCGCGGCGAATCGGGATCGTTCGGATCGCCGATGTTTTCTGCCGTGTATTGATCACGTTTTTCAGTGGTGTTTTTTACCTCGCTGCGGTTTTTATCCGCCGCCTCCAAGGCCGCCTTGGCCGCATCATCTTGGGCCTGGGCGGCGGCTTTGGCGGCGGGGGAATTGGCCTGGTCATATTGCTGCTGCCGATATGTAAAATAATTTACCGCCCCTTTTTGTTTGTCAGCATCGGCTTGCGCATCCGCCTGCGCCTGGTCAAGCTCCTGCTGGTGGTGCGGGTCGTAAAGGCTGTAATCTTTTGCGGCGCGATATTGGTCCGCTTCGGAACGGGCCTGATCCACCAAGGTATTGGCGGCGTCCAGCCTTTTTTGGGCTTCGGCTTGTTGTTTTGCAATTACCGCCGGATCAATTTGCACTTCCCCTTCATGCACCTTGCGGGCGGTCACGGCCGCGGCGGTGGAATCTTTATTGGTGTCGAGTTCGGCCTGGTGGTCCGAAAGTGTTTTAATATTGGCGTTGAACCGCGCCACTTGGGCATCCTGATCAGCCTCTTTTTTCTTTTCCTGATCCTGGATGAAATCAGTTTCAACCTTGGCGCGCTGCTCGGCCGCCTGTTCGGGCGTGATTTGACCGGCGGCTTCCTGTTGCTGAATTTGGGCGATGGCCAGTTCCTTTTTGGCGCTGTCCAGGGCGGCGCGGGCGCGTTCGATGGCCTGCAGCCGGCTTAATTCATTATCCAAGGACTTGATGAGGTGATCCTCATTCGTGGCGGCATTGCTGATGTTATCGGCATAGGCCTGGGCGGCGGCGGCCGCTTCGCCCAATACCCGGAGCTTGTCCTCGATGTTCGGCAGAAAATCCCCCTCGGCGGCTTTCTCGGCGGCTTTGTCCATTTCCTCGTTGAATTCCTTCAACTGTTCGTGGGCGTACTCGATCGCGCCGGTGAGGATGAGCAGCGGTGCGAGCGGCCCAGCAAAGACCATGTGGATGGCTTCGCCGAGTTTCGGGCAGATGCGGTTCATCTCGGAAAAAAGAAGATATTGCGCCCGCCCTTTGGAATTGTGTTCATCCACGAGCCCGGCGGTTTTCTTTTGCGCGGCCCCAAGCTCATCGGTTTTGTCGGTGAAGGTTGCGGTGCCGGCGGCGAGTTGCTGCAATTCGGCCTTGGCCTCGGGAATCTTCCCCTGATTGATCAGGTCGAAGATGATCTGGATTTTGTAGGATGAATCGGCCATAAATTTAATTGGTGGTGACGACGAACTGCCAGATGCCGTTGGTGGGTAAAACGAGGCCGTTATCGGTCATCAGGCAGATCACGTAAAATTTGGTCGGATTGGCTGGATCGTTGGTGGCGTAGAAGCTCGTGGGGAAATTGTTCGTGAACCTGGCCAGCACGGTCCAGTTGGTGAGTGGCGTGGTCAGGTTGGTGGTGGACAGGATTTCTTCGTAGACATTGATCGTGTTATAGGCCAGCAGTACGCCGGGCGGCGGTGGCGGTACCACCACCGCCGGTTTGGTGATCAGGAGCGAGGATTGTTTGACCAGCGGGGCGCCGATCAACGCAGAGAGGCAGAGGGCCATGATGGCCGCCATGCAAAGGAGCGAACGGAATGGGTGGCGCGGGGTCATTGTAAAAAAAAGTTGGTGACCCCGGACAAGCCGCCGTAGGTGATGCTTCCATCCATCAGTTTCAAGGTTGGATATTCTCCCTTGTAATAAACCGCCTGCGCCTTGAAATAGAAGAACGAAATGCCGGAGGCGTGCTGGCCGTCTCCGAAAATATTCGGATTGTTCAGCGTGCCTTGATTGGCGGCCAGGTCGCCGCGGTGTTTGACGACCGGCAGATTGCTGGTTCTGACCATCTCATCGAAAGTTACGAGGCTATTTGAAAATGTCGTGTTGTACGCGGAATTGGTTGTCGAGGTGTACATCGGCGGAGAGTAATCAATTTCAAAAGCCCCGTTGGTTTGGCATAGGGCGATGACGGTCTGGAGCCTTGAGAACGTCGTCGCGGCCGAAGCCCCGAAAAAAATATCGTTCCATCCCATATTGTCCAAAAACACGCGCAGGCGGACGCCCTGTGGCAGGTGTCCAAAAACCACAAATGGATTGGCGATTATATCCGACAGCGCCGTGCCGCCGACGGAGCGGTTTTGCCACAAATGCTCATCCGCCCACAAGACCGCCTCGGTGACCCAAGGCTGGCAGTTCGTATCGACACCAAGGATGGTGTAAACTGCCGGCACAGACCTTGAATCGTTCGGCCAGAGGGTCAGGGTTTGATTTTTCTCCAGCTTGGCAAATGCCGTTATGACAGTGTCGTAGAAATTGGTGGTGAACCCGATGCCTGGGAAGCAGCCGGCGGCGAAAAGCCTGGCTTGAAGCGGAATGTTTCCGCAATTCTGACTGCTGCCCGCGGTAGCAGATATACTGCCGCCAAGCAGGAAGGTATTGAGTGAACTTGTGCCGGTGCCGGGAGCAACAATCAACGGAGTGAATGAAGGCGTATTACCGTTTCCATCTCCCATTTCGGAAGGAAATCCGTCACAGGCGGCAACCACCTGGCGATTGGAGATCTGCAAGAAAAAGAGCATTCGACCCCTTCCTTTATCCGAGTAAGCGGCATAACTATAAGCGCCAGCAACTCCGACCATTGGCGAAAGTGAGTTGCTGTGTGCATTTCCGAATTGCGTGTTTCCGGTGGACGAAAAAATAGACGTGTTGTTTCCGCGCCCAACCGAAAAAGCAATTTGGTCGGAGGTGTTCGTGTTAACAATCCCGGCCAGAAAATTACCCAGGCCGGTAAACGGAGTCGAGTCGCAGGGCAGGTCAAACGCCACGGCAATGAGGCAGTTGCTGCACTCGGTTCCCATGGGCATGAACAACTGCGATCCGTTCGCCCGCGCACCCCAGCCAAACCAATCGCTGACAAAGTTGGATGCGTAGTAACTGTGCCCGTAGATTCCACTCCCGTTGCCATTCGTGACAAAATTATAAGAAGCGTCAAAGGCCACCACATCAGAATTGGCCGGCAGATTGGTTCCAAAGGCCATGCTCATCGCGAGCACCCGGTCTTGAGCAGATTTGTCAGCCAGCCTGGCGCAGAAATTAACCAGATTGGTATTGAGGACAATGAACTGGTTGGTGAGCGCAAAGATGCTCGGCGGCAGCCCGCCCAGGCTCGCGGCGTTCACGCTGGTCAACCCGCCGCCGTTGCCGATGATCATCCCGTTTGAAATGATGATGCCGCCTCCGGTCGAGTCGAACAGTTGAATCGTGCCGTTGGTAAAGAACGACACGCCGGCGGATTTACCGGTGACGGCATTGTAGGAGGAAACCTGGAAGCCGTTGAGATTACCATTTGCCCCGAGCGATTTTTGGAAATAAAACGACAGAATATCGCCGGTCGCATAGTTCGTAAACGACAGGTCGTTTAGCTGGTTGGCCGGGGTGAAGTTTGGATTGGCGAAAATGGTCAGGTTCGAGAACACGTAGCCGGGGGCCTGGTTGGTCAAGACCTGTGCCTTGCCCGTGATATTGTTCCAATTCAGTTGTGTCAGGGCGCTGCCGTTGCCGGCGTATGCGTTTGCTTGATTTGAAAAACTTGTCGCCGTCGTGGTGCCGATCGCCGCGGCGGCACCATTGCTGTCGGCATTGGCGGCGATGAGGGCGAGGATGTTGCTGGTGGCGATGGTGATTGGCGCGGGTTGCAGGATGATGTTATGCGCGGAAAGGTCGGTGACGTAAAAAGTGTTGGTGCTGTTGGGCACGGTGAGTTGCTGGGAACCGGGAAAGCCCTGCCAGTTTTCCTGCCAGGTGCCGGCGCTCAAGGGGATGATGAATTGATAATTCACGCCGTTGTTGGTCCAGCCGAAGAAGGTGACATTGCCCCACGTGTCGGTTGACAGGCCGTTGGTCGGCCAGGGGAACGTGGTCATGCCGCCGATGATGAGCGTGTTACTTTGCTGCAGGGGCACGGTGAGCGGCGTCAATGAAATGGTCGGCGTGGTGCTTTGGCCGAAACCGTTTTGGAATTGGTGGATGACCGTGGCCGCGGGAGCGGCCATAGCCGATAGCAAATAGACGATGGCCAAGACCGTGCCGACCGGCATTTTTTTAAAAAGCTTTTTCATGGATGCGTATAAATGAGCGTATCGATCAGGTTGGTGAAGGTGAAATTGGTCACGCCGCCGCTGCTGTTGGTGGTGAAGGTCAAGATGGTGAAGTTGGTAAAGATGAGCGTCTGCGGATTGTTCGTGGCCAGGTTGAAACCGAGGACGTTGCTGATGCCGGCGTAGGTGTTCGTCGGCGGGATGTACGGCAATTGCGAGTAGGCGAGCGGACCGCCGTTGGTGGCGAACACGAAACCGACGGCATTGGAAATGCCGACATAGTTGTTCGAGGGCGGCGTGAACGGCAGTTGCGAATAGGCGAGCGGTCCCCCATTGGTGGCGGGGATGCCGATCAGGTTCGTGATGCCGGCGTAGGTCGGGGTCCAGCCGAGGATGTTTGTAAAATTGGCGTAGGTATTGGTGGGCGGGGCGTAGCCGAGGGCGTTGGTGACGCCGGCCCACGTGGGCGGCACCGGCGCATAGCCGAGCCAGTTGGTGATGAGGCCGTATTGCGAGAGACCCTGCGCGGTGGCGGGGGCATTGCTCAAGCACAGCGCGAGGTTGACGACTTGCGTGGTGTCCGGCAGATAGCCGAACAGATAGGAGTTGTACGCGGGGACGAAGAGGCGGAAGCCGTTGGCGTAAAATGAATTTGTGAAAAAGCCGCTGCTGTTTGGCACGTTGGTGATGAGGATGCCGCCGTAGATGATGTTGGTGCCGTTGACGGTCCAGGTGAAGGTCTGCGGCCAGGCCTGCATGGTGAACGGGTTGGTCATGGCCGAGCCGTCGGCATTTTTAAACTGGCCCACGAATGGAGTGATCCCGAAGGCGGAATTAAACGCAGAGATGCAGAGAACGCAGAGGATCGCAGAGGCGGTTTTCATATTTTTAGTTTTGTTTTTTCCACCAGGGCCACGGCGGTATTGCGCCGCTAATGCCGACCGCGTATGTCTGCACATGGAAGCGTGGGTCCGTGTAAATCGTCCCGTTCCACCCGTTCGGTTGCCATGCGCAACCGGACAGGGCCATTGAAATGACGGCCATTGATACTTTCATTGCTTTAGCAACATCACGGCGGCGTTCATTGAGATACCGGACGCGGTGGCAGATAATTTTTTTATCAGCAGGATGAATTTTGTTTTTCATACTTGGGTCCAGCGTCACGCTGGTTCGGTGGTGGTTATGTCGTCGGTTTCAAACTTCAGCTCGTGGGTGCAGCTTGCGCCCTGGACATCGTGCGAGCTGCCGGTGAGGTTGGCGTTCGGGAGATACAAGGTGGTACCGCCCTGGATCAACTGGAGATGGACGGTGATGCCTTTGAACGCGGTGCGCAGGGTGGCCATGGCGGCCAGGGCCAGATCGGCAGATCCATAGGTGCTGGTCCATTTGAACGGGGTGCTCCCGTTGGTGTTGGCCATGGGCAGCTTGGCGGTGTTCGGGGCGCCGTAGCCGGGGATCTTCATGACGGAATCGGCGAACTGGAAAAGGAATTTCTCGTTGGCGTCGCCCTTCGTTTCATCGAAGAGCAACGTCCAGCCGGCGGAGGAGCCGGGTATTTTCCAATTCACGAGCATAGTCGAAACTCGACGCGTTAATTATCAGGCTTCGACTTCGGTTCCCGACTCGATTTTGTCCGCCGTGAGCGCGGTGGCGACGATATTCTCGCAATAGACGGCGAAGCATTGCGGGTTGTGCAGATGGACCGCGTTGATGATGCGATGCTCGATCACGGCGGTCTTATCGCCCTGGCCGATGGTTTGTTTAAGGAACACGCCGGCGCCGGTCGGAGCGAGTTCGATGAGGGCCGGGTGATCTTTATCAACGGGCTGTTTGCATCCGTCGCAGACGATGGTTGTTTTGGTGATCATATTTTAGAGGTGGTTAATGGTTGTTTTTTATCCGTGTTCATCCGTGTTCATCCGTGGTTTAAGCAGAGAAAATCAGCGCGGGTTGCGGGGCATCCGGTGAGCCGCTGAAATCGATGCGGCTGACGAAGGCGACTTCGCCGGTGCCCAATTTTGTTCCGCCGAATTCAAAACCGCTGTTGTCCAGGAAGATTTCGCAATCCTTCAGGGTGACGGTCTTGCTGCCGGGCCCGGTGAGGATGAGATCCGCCGCGGTGCCTTCGCCCAACGCGCCGCCGAGGGTGTGCGCGAGGATCTTGGCGAGGATCTGCGTGTGCGTGGGTCCGGCGAGCCGGCCCTTGATCATGAACTCGACGGAATCCAGCTTCAGGTGGCGCGAGAGTTTCTGGATGGTGAGGGTGGAATACTTGGCCTGCACCTGGAGCTGCCAGAAGTCCTCCACTTCCATGGCGGTGAAGCCGGTGAGCGCGGCCCAGGCCCCGGTCCAATGGCCGTTGACGAAATCGGGCGTGAAGCCAACGGTATCCGGATCGGAGGAACCGCTTTCAGTATTGGTCAGGAAATTGGCGGCAGTGCCGCCAGGCGCATCGGCGGCGTCCCAGAGCCCGGCGATCTTCATGGCATCAAAGAGCGGCTGGCCGACGCCAAGCTTCATGCCGGGATGCTGGACGATGGCAGACCGCGCCAGCGTGTAGAGCCGTCCGTCCGGCGTCCAGACGGTGGTGACGGCCTTGCCGCTGACGGAGCCGGCGGCGTAATCGTGCGGGCGGGTGCCGATGACGAGGGCGCCGGTGTTGCTGCCGGTGGTGACGCCGAGATAGGTGGGAAACAAGGCCGGCAACAGCGCCCAGGAATCGAATGGCGTCAGCGTCAGCTCGGCCATCTGGTCGGCGAGCGTGCTGCGGATGTAGCCGAATGTGCCGGTGCTGCGCTGGTCGCGCTTCTCCAGGATCTTCAGATCCACTTTGCCGTTCTCGCCTTCGGCGTGGAAGTTGTAGGGATTGGTGGCGATGGTGGACCGGACCTTGCCGGGGCCGCTGTAAACTGTTTGGGCGCTCATAGGTATTTAGGATTTAGGATTGGTTAAGGGCGGTTTCGGGATCGAATTTTTCCAACTTGGTAAGGCAAGCGATGCGTTCTGGAATTATGGAGGGCTCGTAGCCTTGGCTTACGCGAAACAAAACGTGTTCGCGCACATAGCCGTTAAATTCGATGAGACAAACAGGCAATGTCATGTGATTGGTCGGAAGGTTGTGACCTACGAGCTTCATGCCTGGCTCAAGGCCAACAATCGGGAGATCTATTGCCGGAAGCTGAATCATCACAGGCGTAAATTTTTCGATGGATACCATAATATGCATTTTGTTAAGGGACAGTTGAGTTGAGGATTTCGCCGGGGTTCATGCCGGGGATGTAGGCGGCCGCCCGTATGACCTGGCCGCTGGTGACGGCGAACGGGGCGATGTAGGGTTTGCTCGAATTATTAACCGGGGCGGCGACGTTGCCTTGTGGCAGCAGCAGGACAGCAACCTCGTTGTTCGCGGGAAAACTTCCGTCCAAGGTAAAATAGATCTTCACGCCAGGCGTCGCGCAGGCGAGGGAACAATTACCAGCCGCCAGGTTGGCGGTGATTGGCGCGGTGCGGGGCGTCTGTTTCGTGGCGAGCGGTTCCAGGCGGAGCGTGAGGCGGCGGGCGTTCAGGAAATCGTAGTCGCGGGCGGGCGTGGAGAATTTGCCCACGGCGCGGAGGGTGCCGAGCGCGCCGAAGCTCTGCAGGTGCAGCGCATCGAGCACGGTTTGCTCGAGCTGCTCGGCGTAGAAGCCGCCGCCGACTTTCGGCAGGAGCGCGGCATCGCCGTTTTGGAACAAAACAAATTTCAGCAGCACCACTTGCGGCGGACCGGAGACGTTGTCCGACTTCACTTCCACATCGGGCATCTCGATCAGGATGCCGTTGCCGGCCGCGCCGTTGCGGGGGGTCTGCCAGACGGCATCCATCTGCACTTCCTGGTTGGCGATGAACTTGCGTTCGAGCACCACATTGACGGTGGCCAGCGCCGGCAACGACATGAGCAGCGCGAAGATGTCTTCCTGGATCTGTTCGAGATTGATCATATGGCGAGCCGCCATGGGCAATTATTTTTCATGACGCAAGACTCCTATGGATCGCGCTCATGGCGACTTCGGTGAATTCATCGGCGGACGGGACGGCGGTCGGGTCCGGAGCCTGGTCCACGCCGGCGACGAGTTTGAAAAGGAAATTCAACGTAGCACGTTGACGCGATTGGGAGTTGCCGCCGCCGGCGTGGCCGATGCCGTGGGTGCGGGTCGCGCCCTTCGCGTTCGTGGTCGTGGTCTCGCCGTATTGGACCAGGTAACCGCCCTTGGGCGTGTTGATGATGAAGAGGCCGGGGAACTCGCGCGGAAGATGGCCGTAGCTGACGGGCGAGATCGGAATGGCGAGGGCCTTGGCGTTCACCGGGCCGATGTGGCCGCCGAGCACGCGCTGGCGCACGCCGAGCTTGTTGATGGAGATCTCCACCGCCCCGCCGGTCGCGGTGGCCGTGGTCGCGCGCGAGGCGGATTCCCAGAAGCCGGTCGAGGGCCAGCCTTTTTTATTGCGTCCGTTCGAAGCCAGGTGAACGCGCGTGAACGTTTCCAGCGGCTGCCGCGCGATGCGGGCGAGCTGATCGGGCTTCGTCTTCGCGATGAGCTTCTCCAGTTCGGGCGTGACGTTGTCCGTGATCGTGATGGCGGGCGTGACATTCATGCGATCGGGGAAAAGAGTTTGTTTAGATCCACGTCCGCTGGTTCCGGCTTGTCGCCGTCATCCAGCAAACCGAGTTCGACGCATTCTTTGTAAGGCACGCCGTCCACGTCGAAGCCGCTGTTGAAAGCGAACGGTGGAAACGCATTGCCGAGCGAGTCATCGCGCAGGCTGCCGAGCTGTTCCCAGATCCCGGAGGATTTCAGCGCAATGCCTCGACCTGTCTGGCTATCGCCATCCCACGGCAACCAATCGTCATCGCCGCAAGCATTGCCCGCCTCTTCCCAGCGTGAGGGCCAATCGTCATCCGGCACTGGTATAATGGCGCCCTTGGGGCCGGCCTTGAAGCCACGCGGCACATTGCGAGCATACATCCGGGAGAGCGCCCAGGCGGGATATTCATCCACGTCGGATTGCGCCTGGACAAAGCGCCCGGCGCCGCCGGCGACATCGAGCGCGGTGCTGATCTTGAAATCGAGGTTGAGCGTCTCGGCGATGGCCTGGCCATCCTTGAAATTGTTGAGCAGATCCGAAACAACATCGGCGCGCACGGTGGACGGCGAAGCGCCGGTCTCGGCCGTGGTGCCATCACTTCGTGATTCATCGGCTGGGTTTAACGCGCTTTTCAGGCCGCTTAAAATGCGGTCGAGCGCCTGCTGCACCCAGTCAGCACCAAGGCTGCCGGAATACTTTTGCAGCGAGCCGGCGAGGGCCTTTTGCGATGCGGCCGGAAGTTGTAGGGTGGCGCTCATCAGGTTTCGCCGATTTTATCGAATGAACCGGTTTCGAGCCGGCGGCCGCGACGCGCGATGCCCACGGCGTTGACGGGCGAGGCAGCGGTGTCCGGGACCAATGGCAGTTCGGTGCGCGGGCGGTTGGGTTTGTTGCTGCTGATCTCGTTAAGCATGTCCTCGGCGTCTTTGCTGGCCTGTTCGCGCTCCTTGGTCTTGAGTGATTTGAGTCCGGGAAAATCGGAGAGGAAGCGCCACCGGGCGATGGCGATGACTTCCTCGGCCAGGGAATCAGGCACGGTGAGCGGGTTGGAGCCATCGAGCGGATTGCCGCCGGCCTTGATCTTGGAACGGACGCGCAAGATCGTAGTGGCGATCTTGTCCTGCAGGCCGGTGGCAAAGCCCTGGATGTTTTGCAAGATGGACTGCTCAACCGGGGTCAACGAGTTGATGATCGATTCGGTGTCTATGGTGTTCCAGGGCATGCCAGGGATTTATGATTTACGATTTTAGATTTACGATTTAGGGACCGGCGCCGGTCCTTGCGGACCGGCGCCGGCGTTGCGTCACGGGGTGACTGTTGCGTCCAATTGCAGGTAGAAGCCGTTGTGGCCGCCGCTGGTGGAGTTGGTTTCCTGGGTGAACCGCCAGAACTGCACGCTGTCCGAAAAATTCCAATCAATGTTGGTCAGCAACATCGCATTGGTGTTGATCGGCAGGAACCATTGCAACGGTTCGGTGGTGGTGAACGGGTAATTGGTCCCAAACACGGAGTTTGAATAACCATTGCCCTGGCCGGGTCCGAAGTCGAATTGCAGCGACACATTGGAGCCGGCGACGTTGACGGGGTTGGTGAACGTGGTGGACGCCCACAACCCGATCCGGTGGAATCCGGAATAATTCAGGAAGTTGGTGAACACCGAGTTAGGGACCAGCGCCTGCCCGTTGGTGACCCAGCCGGAGAACAACGTGACTGGCCGGGTATTAACGTAGGTGCCGATGCCTTGTGCCGAGGCCGGCGGGGCAAGCAGCAACAGGGTTGCAACCAGCAAGCAGCCGAGGCTGGCAGCAATCGTGGGCCGCTCAAGACGGCGGACGATGTGACAGTTGATCACGCTGGCCAGCCACAAACGGAAGGTCTGCGAATAGACTTCGCGGAATGGAGTTTTGTACCAGTGCCGCACATAGTGTGACTTGCTGGCCTGCCGGTTTTTCCAGCGGATAAACAGTGAGGTTGCGACCACGGATAAGAGAAGCGCAGCCAGGATGAATAATTCAGTTTTCATTTTTGATTTTATTTAAATTGCGTTTTTGCTTTGGCGGCGTGGCACGACCGGCCACGCCGCCGGGGCGTTCAGTTGATGGCGAGCTGCTGGATGCCGCTGGTGTGCTGGGCGTGGATCAGCTCGTAGTTCTCGACGGTGAGCGCGATTTTCTTCACACCGAGGTCGGTGAGGTAGACCGCGTAATCGCCGCCGCCAAGGTTGCCGTTGAAGACGTGGCGGACGATGTTGGACGGATCCATGGGGCCGGCGTCCTTCATGCCGGTGAATAGCAAGACGTTCTGGCCGATGATTTCCTGTTTGGCCGTGGCGGTGTTCTGATAACGCTCGGCGTTGATGAGGACATTGCCGACGCCGAGGGCGGAGGCAAGTTCCACCTCGCTGTAGGCGCTGGAACGGGCGAGCGCGCCGGCGTTCAGCTCGGATTCGTAGGCGTTCTGGCGCTTGAGGTGGGCCTTGTCGCCGTAAGCGACATTGGTCGGGTAGAAGCCCGTTGTGTCGGACAAGGTCAGGATGCGGCTGCGCAGATCCAGATCCGGGTTGCTGGCGCTGTCCCAGGTGGTGTTGGCATTGATGGCGGAGGCCGTGAAGAGAGCCATCGCTTCCAGGATGGAGGCGCGGTTCAACAGGTCGATGAGCCATTTGGTGTGCATCTGCTGCCACTCGGGTTTGTCCTTCAGCTCGTCGCGATCGAGAATCACCGTGAGACCACGGTTGAAACCCTGTTGATCGGATTTGCTGGCGGTGCGCTGGCGGACTTCCATGAAGTCGCCAAGCAGGCCGCGTTTGACCTTGGTGTAATCCACGGTTTCCCACGGCTCGTTTTCGTTGTAGCTGGTGAGCCGGAAGATGCGGCTGCTGGTCGGGCGGGGCGGCGCGATGAAATCGCGCAGCTTGACCAGGCCGTTGCCGACCATCGAGTCATAGCTCGCGGCGAACAGGGTGAGTTCCTCGATCGGCACGGCGGTCCGGAGGATGGAATCGTTGGCCAGCATGATTCCGCCGGAGGGCGTGGAGTTGAGGTCGTTGGACAGGGCCATGCCCATGCTGGCGACGGCCGCCATGATGGCCGCCCGGTAAATCACCTGATTGTGCGGGCTGCGTTGTTCAACCGGTGTTTCGGTAGTTTTCATTTTATTGGTCAGTTAAGTTTCGGTTTAAGGGTTGGTTAGGAACCGGTCGGGGCGGTGAGCGCGTAGGTACCGCCGCCATTGCTGACAGTGATCTGGTACGGCAGACAGGGTGTGTAGCTGATCTCCATGGTGGAGTTGTTGGCCGCGATGGTCGCCTGTGCCTTGCCAACGACCCAATAGGTGCCGTTGCCGAGCGTGGTGATGTCTGCAACCTTGCCGGCCGCTGCCGACACGAGCAGGTGATCAATGGTCACCGCGCCAGTCGCGATGCCGATGAACAATCCCGGATGCGCACCGAGGATGTGGATCTCGAACGGATCGGAGGCGCTGTACGGGGCATCCAACGTGACACCAAGCGGACGGTTCACGCCGCCGGAGAGGTCGCCGTACTGGTAACCGGTGGCGCCACGCTGCACGAGCAGGTTGCGGCCGGGCCAGACGTTGCCGGAGTTGTACGCGGATGCGGGATCGAGCAGCAGCGTTTCGGCCTTGGCTCCCCATAGGCCGAGGGCATTAGCCAGGGGAACGGCGGAAGCGGGACGGAACAGGCGGTCGATCGTCGCGAAGAGCGTGCCAAGCAGCATCGCGGAAACAATTTTCAATTTTTTCATTTGGAGTTTTGTTTTCGGTTATGGCCTGGTGGTTACTTCGACGCGGTCATGGCCTTCTGGGCCGCGGCGATCTCTTCGGGCGAGATATTGGTGTTTAACGTGGTGTTGAGCTTCTTGCGTTGCTCGACGGTGTCGTCATACTTTTTCAAGATGGCGATGACGGCGGGCCGGCGCTTGGCCCAGAAGGCTTCCTGCGCCTCATCATGTTCCTTCTGCCGGCGGATGACGGCGATGGCCTGTTCGCGCGTCAGCCCCTTGCTGGTTTTTTCGGCGATGGCTTTTTCCACCTCGATGCGCGCGGCATCGGCGGCGGAGGCATCGGCCAGTTTGGCATTGGCGGCATCGAGTTGCGCTTGCAGCTCCTCGATGGTCGGCGTTTTGGCGGGAGGCGTTTTGGCGGGACCGTTGCCGGCCGCTGGATCGGCGGCGAGCAACAGCAAGGTAAATGATTTCATGGTGATTTAATTTTTTGGTTGCGGTTGGTCCGGGATTATTTCGGCACCAGCTTGCAGGCGAGGCCGGAATACTTCGGCAGCGTCATGATGTTGCGGTGCGCCTTGATCGGGTCCTGGCCGGCGGCGATGAGTTCGGCGGCGAACGCCTGCTGGTATTCGTTCTGCAACGCCTGGGCTTCATTGCCGAGGGCGGCGGATTGCTTGCCGGTGACATCGAGGCCGTTGGTGGTGGTCTTGCGGACGGGCGCGGTCTTGAGCAGCGCGTCGGCATCTTCCTGGAACTTGGTGCTGTTCTCCAAGGCGGTGATGGCCGCATCGCGTTCGGCGACGGTCTTGATGCCGAGACGGACGGCGGCATCCACGACGAGCGAGGCGGCGGTCTTGCGCAAACCCTTGTGCGCGGTCTGCTCATTGCCGAGCGCGGTGGCAGCTTCATCGGCGCGGCGTTTTTGCGTGTCGCGATCCGTGGTCAGCGTGCCGATGGTTGTGTTGAGGGTGGTCTTTTCGTTGCCCAACGCGGCGACGCTCGTGCTGCGAGTGAGCATCTCTTTGTTGAAGGCGTCGAAGACCGCCTGGTCCGTGGCGTCGTTCGCAAGGGCGATACCTTGTGCGGCGAGCCACCCGATGAGGATTTGTTTCATGTGGTTGTTTGTTTGTGGTTCGGTGATGGCCGCCACCGCAGCGGTCACGGCGGGTTCGGTCGGTCTGGCATTCGCCAGGGACTCCACGCCGGAAATGTTTGGGAAGGGCGTCAGGGCGACGCTCAAAAGTTTGAAGGGCTTGGCCACGATGGCGTTGATGCTGTTCGCCAGGGCGCGCGTGCCGGAGGGCATGACGAGCCAGAAGCAGCTCGGAAATTTCCAGCCCTCGGCCACGGCCTTCGCGCCGTCGTTGTCCAGGGCGAAGTGCGCCTCGATGCCGCGTGGGGATTTCCGGATCTTGTCGATGACGCCGAGCTTGATCTTCTCGCTCGTGTTCCCGATCGCCTTGGCGTCCACGTCATTCAAATCGCCATGACCCTTGTAAATCGGAATGCCGACGATGGCGCGTTTGAGTTTGCTGAAGAAAGAATTCTCGCTGTTGACGAGCGCATCGGCGGAGTCGTTGTCCAGCACCTGGATGAAGGTCTGTTCCTTGACCGCTCCGGCATCGCGATATTGCCGGACCTTGAGATGTTCGCCGAAGGGGGCGACGAGACACCAGCCGTCGTCATCAATGCCCGCATCGTTGTCCAGGGCGATGAGATAATTGTCACCCTCGCGCGAGACGGTGCGGAGGGATTCGATGACGGCGGCCGCGGCGGCACTGTTGTCCAGGGCAAACACAGAATCGTCGATCAGTAAAATATTCATACTTTTTTGGTTTTGAGTCCGGCCATGAAATTTTTCAGGAGTTCGGGCGTGAGCTGGTCCTGGAAGGTTTCATCGGCCTTGATGGCTTCGGAAAGCGCGGGGAAATCAGAGATCAATTTTTCAAGAAGATGGTGTTGCATCGCGGGATCCTTCAGCGCGGCGATTTTCTCCAGGCGTTTGAGAACGGGCGCGATCGTGGCGTGCAACTCATCCGCCAGGCGGGCGGTGACATCGGCCGCATTCGTGAGCGCGGTGGCCTGCGGACCGGATTCAATCTCCACGCGGGCGGCGCGGATGGTTTTACGGAGCGCCTGCGCGGCGCGGGAATTGCCGAGGCCGAGTTGGGCGAGGCGTTCGAAGCGTTCATTCGGCAACGAGTAACCGAGCGAGGGCATGGGCAAGATCTGGCCATCCGCACCTTTCGGCACGGTGGCGCTGCGGCTCCAAAAGCTCGCGGAGTCAACTTGCGTGTCCGGCATGAGGCCGCTGGCGCCCGGCCAGGTGGCGGGATCTGCGCCGGCGCCGATCGGGGTCAGCTCGCCGGTCCGGGCCCTGGCGGTGGGCACGACATCGTTGTCGGTCTTGTCGCGGACCAGAGGATCGGTTTCTTCGCCAGCGGCATCCACTGCGGCGGGTTTCTTCTCGGGCACTGGCGGAACCGGCGCGGCAGCGACCGGCTGTTCGCCCGGCTTCGCTGGTTGCTCGCCGGGCTTTGAAGGATTCTCTTCATCTTCCGGTTTGATTTGCGCAGCCGCAGGCGGTGCCATGGGCGGCGCGATGGGCGCGGGCGGTACGAGGCAGGGTTCGCCTTTTTCCGGCACGGACCAGCGGAAGCGCTTGTAAACTTCCTTCATCATGACCTTGAAGCCCATCGGCACGAGGCCGGTCAGACTTTGCAGATCCTGCTCGCTGGTGTCATCGAGCGGCGGCATGAGGACGAACCAGGCGCGCGGTTCCTGGCCGAACAGATAACGGATGACCGGACGGTCCACGCGCTCATTCATCACACCGGTGGTCCATTTGGAATCGCGCATGAGGAAAATGCCGGACTCCTCTTTTTGCACGCTGGCACCGACTGACTTGCCCTCGCCGCCGCTGCTGTTGGAACTTTTGCCGGCGCGGGAGCCGGTGGCCATGTCCATGCCCCGATAGCACTTGGCGTAAAGGCGGTCGATCATCTCGACGATGGGCTGGAACGGAAGCTGGTTGCGGGCGGATTGCTCCAGGAATTTGAAACTAACGCCGGAGTTGTGCAGCACGGCGCCGTCATTGGCCATGGTGTTCAACGCATCCAGTGCCGCATCCCATTCCGGCGTACCAAGCGTGGCATCCGTCTCGCCATCCAAAAAGCCGCTGCCGTAGCGCGTGCAGAACAGCAGCCAGTCGCGCAACGGGAACATCTTCATGCCGAAGGCGACGGAGAGCGGGCGCATCCAGCCGGTATTGACGGCGGTGAGCCATTCGCCCTGGATGCAGGGCTGGCCATAAAGATCGAAGATGTGTTTCAGGTAACCGAGATAACCGCGCCGGGCTTCCATGAACCAAAGCGGGGTGTGGCGAAATTCGGCGGTGACCTCGCGGGCGGCGGGGTTGTCCACGCGCAACAGCATCTCGTGCGTGCTGTATTTGTAATCCAGCGCGGACATGACCTGGTAGACGAGTTCATCCACGCCGCCGGTGGTGTCCTGGTCGAGCGCCTCGGTGGCGGTGAGGTTGTCGTAAAAATATTGCAATGCAGCGGCGTGGCGGTCGCCGTCAATGGATCCATCGCTGACGATCTGCCATTCGAGGCCGGCGGCATCGGACTTGCGCTTGTCGGAATTGACGAGCAGTTCGCCGTCGCGCTCCATCATCACTTCCCAGATCTTGCCGATGGTGCGGAACTCGCCGATCCGAAACTCGTTGAGATGGCCGGCGAGGATTTCCATGTCCAGCCGGGGCATGGGGGAATACTTCAAACGGATGGCCCATTCGATGCGAGCCTGGTTGAAATGGCTTTGGCCGGTCGGATTCATAGTCTGACCTCGCTCAAAATTTGAGTTTGGCACTTCCAGACCAAAGAGCCATATGCCTCGTTTAAGGCGTTTAAGGCCAGTTCCAGCCGCCTTTGCCCCGGGGGACGACACATCGGGGCGGAAGGGGCAAAATTGAAATGGTTTGACCTCATATGAAAACCTCCGATTTCAGCCGGCCCATGCCGAGGCTTCCGGCGTGGTAACCAGTGGTCAGCCCGGCAGCCTTGCCGAAGGCCACCTTCACCGGCTTGCGACCGCCGGCGATGACCGCCAGCCGGGCATAGACCTTGGCCAGGCCAAGATGGTTTTCCACGCCAGCGATCCAATCTTCCTCGCCGGTCTTCACATCGCGCTCCTTGCGCAGGTTCAAAAGATGGCCGTCGAGCAACGCCTGGCTGACCCCGGCGCCAATATAAGTATGCGGCAACCGGGCACGCGGTAACGGCCGTGGCGATTTCTTATCGGACGGACCAACCAACTCCAGCACGCCATCGGCCGGCGTGAGAAAATCATTCACGGCCGTCTGGATGCTTTCACCGCGGTTGCATTTGATGAGCGGATAAATTTTGCCGTCCTGCGTGAACCCGATGGTTTGCTCGATGCCCTTGGCCTCGCCGCTGGTGAACAGGACCGCGGCACACTTGATGCCGGACCAGCGGCCGCGCTCGCCATCCCACGAAACGCCGAACCCGAGATTGGAGAGCCGGGATTTCAAAAGCTCATTGCGCGGGATGGAGGGCGGAACAAATCCTTCCAGGCCGTTCAACGAAAGCGCGAGGCGTTTGGTGAGGTCCGGTTCGCCGCCGGCATCGATGAACAGGCAGGAGATTCCCAGCGTGGTCATCAGCAACGGCACGCGCGTGGTGGTGTTGCCGCTGGCGATGAGTTCCGCCCAGACCAGGCCGCTGACAGATTCGCTGCGCACCTCGTCACACCAGAACCAGCAACGCGGCCCGGTGTCCATGCCGGCGAAGCGCGGGGCGTGGCCGGTCGTGAGCGACATGGCATAAGGTTCGGACGCTTCCACCTTGTCAGCCAGGCCGAGCGCGCGACAGCCATCCAAAACTTTTTGCGTGACCGGCTGCGCGGCGCCGGCGTTCGGGATGCCGATGCGATCGCAATAAAATGCCTGCATGGCCTCGCCGCTCGGATCCGCCATGGCCGCAAACCAGGCACCGACGATTTCCTGCAAGCTGATCGCGCTGATGTTGAGTTGCGAGACGCGCACGCCGAGCTTCGCTTCCTTGATACGCTCCGGATGCTTGGCGACGTACTTGCCGCCGTCGCGGTCCAGTTCCGTGCCGCATTCCAGGCAGGCGCAATAATAATGCGCGTCGCGATCGTGCCCGGCCTCGGCTGTCAGTTGCTTGCCGGCGCTGCGGATGATGCGCGGGAAATTCTCCTCGAGGTTCCATTCCTTCGCGCAAGTCGGGCACGAATAAATCTTCGCGTGAAAACTGCTCGCGGCGAGCCGGGCGTTCTGGCCGGCGCCGGCCACGCGCTGGGTGCCGATGAAGCAGGTCAGATGGATCGGCGAATTTGTCATGCGGCCGTCCACGTAACCGATATTGCGGTCCGGAATGTCGTCCACCTCATCCAGGAGCGCGATGTCGATGGTGATGCTCGTGGGCGGCTTGTGCATGCCGCAGAAATTTCCGAACGCCTTGCGCGTGCCGTCCGTGACGGTGTAGCTCTCTTTGCGGTCGATGGTCTTGCCGCTCGCGTTCTCCACCTTGCCGAGCTGGATCATGTCCGCCATCCAGGGATAAACATCGAGCACGTTGGGCCGGAATTTTTGGCCGACGATCTCCTCGACTTTGGGTTTGTCCGGAAGATAGTTGCCGACGCTGACAAACTTGATGGCCGTCGCATAGGCCATCAGGTTCAATTCCAAAATTGTTTTGCCGAACTGCGCTCCGCCGCCGACCGCGAGGCTCGCGCCTTTCAGTTTATAGCTGCGGAACATCACACCATCGATCTCCACGACCTCGCCGTTCAATGTGTTCCGCAAAACCTTGTCGATGATCTCCGCGATGAATTCGAGCGGCGCCCTGCCCTGCATGGAGAATGGTTGCGCCAGGCCATTGCGGTCGGCCACCTTCGCGTGATGGTCCAGAAAATCGCGGAACGAATCACAGTCAGGAGCGTGCGTTTTTTTCGATGAACCGGCATCGCGCAAATGTTGAAGGGCGGATTTCATTCCTTGGCCGTCGCCTCCTGGATTTTCTTCACGGCCTCTTTGATCACCGGATTGTTGCTGGCTTCCTTCAAAATCGCGTCGAGGCCGGCTTGAATTTTCGTCCGCAGCGATTCCTTGAATTTCTCCTGATCCAGCCGTGTCACCACCGCCTTGGAAATCTGCCCCGAAACTTTCAGCCCCAACTTGAAATCCTTGGACGCCGCCGCCCAGACCGAAGCCTCGGAAAGCAAAACGTCCTGCGCCTGCTCCAGCGTCATGCCTCCCGACAGCAGCTCTTGTTTGCGGTCCTCGATCTTCCCGGCCATCAGCATGCGTTGATCCTGTTCGTCCAGCCAGGCACGGAATTGGGTCAGCTTGGAATCGGTCGGCAGTTTGATGCTTAGCTTCTTGGCCAGCTCCGCCCGCAAATCCGCTTGTTTGCGCGAGGAGGAAAATTGCTCCCGCCAATAATCCTGCGTGGCCTCGGGCAAACGCTTCCAGACATCCTTCAGCTTTTGCATGGCCGTCTCCGGCTTGCCGGAATTCGTCCCGCGTGGTTTTGTTGATTCGCTCATTCACAGTTTCCTCCGTGCGGACTCGCCGAGGTCGCTGATGCTGATGAGCAGACCCTTGCTTTCGGATTTCACGCCGACGATCCAGCGGCGGCGATCGAGTTCCGTGAGCACCTCGTCAAAGTCCTGGCCGGAACAAAAATTCAAGCCGCCGATGGCCGCGTGGACGGCAAGATGATGCTCCTGCCCGCCATCCAGCGCGTGCAGGCGGTCGAGAATTTTTTTGGCAATCTGAAATTCGCGGGCAGTCATATCATTCCTATTTGCGGATTTGCATCTCGCGGTTGATGGCCGCGAGGTTTTCGCGGATGTAAAGGAACTGCTGGTTCAGCTTCTCCATGGTGTCGTTCCGTGATTCTCCAAGCTGGAGGAAGCGGGCATCCACGTCTTCGCGCCGTTCCTTTTCCACGCGGCGAATCTCCGCGAAAATCTGGCCATGCCGTTCGGTGTTGTGTTTGACCAGGTCATCGAATGCCTTTTTGTTGGCGAACTGATCGTGCATCTCCTCGATCAATCGGACCGTGAGCGGCTGCGGCGAGATTTGGGTCAACGTCTTTTTGTTGAGCGCAATGACGGCGATGATCATGGCACCGACCGTGCAAAATGTGCCGGTGATCCCCAAGCCCAACATCCATTCATCAAAGGTCGTCATAATTATTTTGCGGCGAGTTCGGCGTTGATCTTGTCGAGCGCGTCCGGGTGCCCGTCCGCCGGGAAAAGTTTCTCCAGGGGATTTGCATCCAGGTAATTGAGGATGGCGCGGCCGAACGTGATGAGGAACACGGCGGCGAACTGTTGAAGGTTGAGCGCCGGGACGGCATCAAACGCCGCGTGCGCGCCGGCCACGCCGAAGAATGCGACCGAGGAATGCACTGCCGCATCAAACGCGCTCGCATTCATCGCCAGCCAGTAACGTAAAATTTGTTGCTTCATTTCCAACTCCAGATCTGCGCCAGCAGCAGCGACGAGACTTTTTCGTTATCACCTGGACAAACGGCACCTTCGGGGTAATTCGTATTGAACAGCGGCAAGCCGCCATTGCGAAAAAAAAGATCGCCAAACTCCGAACAGATCAAACCCCTGGTCGGAATGTCGATCAGGTAGAATCTTGCGAGGTCGGCCCAGCCATACGGCGTGCCTTTGACGGTCTGGAACCAGGCCATGGCTTTATCGAAGTTTGCATCCAGCCAGAAATCGGTTTTCGGACGATACGCCCGGCGCAGCCCGGCGATCCGCAGCGGGTATTCATTCACGCCGATGCCGTTGCGCGAGGCGACCGAGCGACCCCCTCCAACGTAAATTTCAATGTGCGAAACATCCGACCAGGTGCGGAACTGGATCAACCGGCTCACCAGATCATTCCCTCCGTAGAGCAGGATGTCGCCGGGCAACAACTCGGGAAAGTTATTGATCTGTTCGCGGGTGGGATTCATTTCAAAAATTCAGCCCAAGTTTTTCGTCCAGGCTTTTTGTGCCGCTGGCTTTGGATGACTTGGAACCGGGTTCTATCTGCTCGCGTTTTTTTATAAAAGATTTGCTTCAATGGCAGCCGGCTTAGAAAGCGAGGCCGGCACCGACGTAGAAACATTTATCGAGTTCGATTTTCTTGCCGGCGGTGGTGCCTTCGCTTTCCTGCAAACTGACCTTGGCAAAAACGTAGGTGAACACGCTGGAGCTTTGCGCGCCGAGGAAGGAAAAGCCGGTGCCCTTGGCCAGGTTGTAATTCAGCTCCGCGCTTTCCTCGCCGTAGATCCCGCTGGTGCCTTCAAACCGGCCGCCCACACCGGCCTGCCCGGCGATCTGGAAGTTGGAAAAGTTTTTGAGCAGCTCCAGATCAATGGCCGCGCTCTGAAAGCCGGAACTGGAACTCGCCAGCGCGGCATTCCCCGCCACGCCAACATCCACAATTTTCGTGTGCCACAGATCCGCATCGCCCTCGATATAGGACGATACGCCGCCGCTCGGCAGATATTCCATGCCGGTGCCGACCTTGTAATTCACATTCGTGAAGTCGAGGCCGTTGGTGTTGAAGGCTGGCATCGATGCCGTTGCTGCGGAGGGGACACCGAGAGCCGCTTCGATCTGTGCCGGCGACAAAGTCACCGTGACCGGAACGCCGTTGGCGTTGGTCGTGGTTACGATGCCGGTTTGCGCCCTGGCGGCAGTTGTATAAGCCATCACCGCGACAGCGGCGAGGCCGAGAGTCCATTTATTGAATTTCATAGGCGTATTATTTTGTTTGGTTGATTTGAACGCCCAGGCGGAGAGCGACGGCGGGAAGGAGGTTGGACCCGCCGCCGCTCGGTTTCGCCTAGGTGTTCTTCATACGCCCGCACTCTACACGGGTGCGGAATTAATAAAACGGAGCGGCTACCTTTTAGGGAAATTAACGGATGGCGGAGGGAAAGAATTGTCCCGGCGAAGGTGCCGAAACAAAAACGGAGGTTCGGTCCCGCAGGCGGGACCAACCTCCGCTGGCCGCGCTACTTAATCACAGCGGCATGATGCCGGGCAAGATATTTTTGAAATGTGGCGAGCCGCCACGGGCGATTTCAAAACGGCCAATTTGGCCGTTTTGAGTTTCCCACGCATGCGTGGGAACAAAAGCGCCATTATGGCGGATTTCAAAATTCGGATTTTCCGTATTTTGAAAATGTGGTTTTCCCACAATTTGAAATTTCCGAATTTCGGATTTTTGAAATGTCGGAATCTCCGACTTTTGCCCGTGGCGGCTCGCCACTCAATGCAGATGCATTCCGCCCCAGGCGATGAAGAAGATGCATTCGATGATGAGCAGCCATTCCACGAAGGTGAATTTTTCGGGGTTCATTGCAAACTGTGAAGAGACTTATAAGACGTTACCTGTTCCTCGATGACGTACTGTTGGGTCTGATAATCTCCGGGATGCCTTTGCTGGGCATCGGCCACGATCTGTTGATAAACATCAACCGGGATTCCGTTTCTGTAAGCGGACATCGGGCCGGAATATGAAACGGGAATGGCATGAGCGGCAACCTTGCCGTTGATCGTGAGACACAGGTTGGAGAACTGGTTTTCGAGGAGCGTCAAACGAACCTCTGCCACATCCATCCGTAAATCGTTAAAATTGTTGGTGCCCAAAGCACTGGCGTATTGGCCAACCGCATCGAGATTGGAATAGCTGGATATGACATTGCACATGTTCGTCTGGATGGCATAAATTCCCTTCATGTAATTGCTCTGGCTGTTCAGGTGGGTTTTCATTTCGTCAATGCTGCCTTGCAGCAGCCCGAGCTGCGTTTGGATCTCCGCCATGCGAGGATCAGGTTTCTGCGAGCAGCCGGCCAGCAACGCGGCCACGCAAATGACGAAGATGGTCTTCATAAAAAGTTATTCACATTGTCCACATGGACAGCGGATGTCCAACGGTGCCTGTAATGATGGCCGCGTACAAACCAACTGCGACGCTGACACAACCAACTGATGTTATGGATGACGAATTGAGGGAACTGATCGAGGGCATGGACCGGAATGAACTTCGAGATTTCATCCAGCGGATGAAAAAGGACGTGGCCGATTTGGAGAAATACGATTTCAAGACTTACTATGATGAGTCTTTGCCGCATTCTGCTTTCGGCGAAGACTCTGCGCAGTGGCCCCGGTTTTACCGGAACTAGGTTTTTCATTCATGACAAAATATGAAGGCCGATGTTCAGGATATTTGGTGGGACCACCCTTGCCCTTCCGGTCCGGCGACAAGGTCAACTCCGCCGGAACCGTGATGCCATAGCCCTCCAATTTTTCCTTAATGGCATCCCGTACAAACTGCGAACGATTTGAATAACGACAAACCCCAAGATTATCATCGATCATCGCGATGAATTTTTCATCGCAAGGGACGGTGAGTAGCTTTTGACCGACGGCTCTTTGGTTCGGCATCGCATCCAATCTATACACCCAAATATGAAAACGGCACAAACAAAAACTATTGCCAAGGTGTCTAGACTCAGTCTATATTCAGTCCATATGAAACGAGGCACGGTAAAAAAGAGCGAAAGCACGATGTTGACGGTCTGGATACCGGAGACGTTTGAAGTGCCGTTACAACAGGGCATAGCCATCGAAGATTCGGATAAATCGAAATTCGTCCGCAACGCGATCCGGGAAAAACTCGCGCGCCATGGCATCACCATTGAATTGGAGGCCGCATGAAATTTCTCCACTTCCTCATCTTTGTGCCGGTGATTGTGCTGCTGTGCCTGGTGGGCGTGGTGGCGGCATTGTGCGGCGGCTACGCGCTGGAGGATTTGTGCGAGCGCCAATTGGATTCACTTACGGAGGGCTTGAAATGAAAGCTGCGCGTGGCAAAGAAAAATTCTCCGGGCGGATCGATTCGCTGCGCGGTCCCGGCGGCAAGCGCAAGCGCACGTGGGGCGGTCTCGAAGTTGAGGAATTCAAACTGGAATCCGCCACGTTGCCGGCCTTGGAAGCCAGGCTCGCGGCGATCAATCAACAATTTTCCGGCGGGCGGACCTCATATCACTGCTTAACGGCGGCACCTGTTGTGCCGACGACGCCCGCCGGGTCTTTACAGACGGTCACCATTAAAAACGAAACGCAGAGACGCGGAGAAATTACAGGAGGTGGAAAATGAGCATTCTTCACCATACGGCAAAAATAAAAGATTGGCGGCTTCTTAAAATCGGGGTGCGGGTCGAATGGGATGCGCTTAAAACCCGCTCCGGATATTTGCGAACCTATCGCGGCACCGTGGTTGAGTTCGCGGGTCAAGAGGGCGGAATTGCCGTTCAGCCTGATCTCTCTGAATACCCGGTCATTATTTGGTGGCTGGATAATCTTCGCACCATTGCTCCGCCAAAGGAGGTCGCATGAAATTCTTCCTCGCTGCCAATCTGCCCGCGCTGCCGGCCACGCCGCATGGCGGTCTCTTCTACGCCACGGTGGCGATCCTGATCGCCCTGACGGTGCTGATCTTGTCCGTGGCCTGCAAAAACTTTTTCGGGATTGCGGATAACGAGATCGACCGGTTCCGGGAACGGCATGAACGGGACCGGAATTCTCACAACAAGGTAACGAAGAAAACGAAGGAGTAAAAATCATGAGCACGGAATACATTCAAAAACCAGTCACGTTGGAGGACTTCGTCAGCAACGTGCAGTTTCAACTCGACAATGTGAAGGGTTATTTGGAGTGGGCGAAGACCAATGCCGACGCGGGCCTGGGCAATGCCAACTGCAAAGCGGGTTGCGTCTGTGATGCGGCCGGCGCTCTCAAGGCAGAACTAGAAAAGCTCTGGCGGATCGAGCGTGAAAAAACTGCGCCCATCAAACTTCCGCCGGCAATGCTTGAATCTGGCGTTTCAAACCACGCGGGAGGTTCCCGATGACCAAGGACGTTTACCAATTCGACATCAGCCGCGCCGATAAGGCCACGGCCCTGCACCAGCTCACGCATGATGTTCAGGAGGACGAAATGCTCGATGTGGCCGAGAAGGCCGAGCTGCATGAACTCATCCGCCAAAAATTTGGCCGGCTGAATCGCGAAGCCAACCCGAACTCGAAACCCCGCTGGTAAGCGTGACGCTTAACCCAAATATGAAAACACATTCCTTTGCCAGAGGTTTTTGCGGATGGTGCCAAACCAATCACGTTCCCGGAGTCTGCCCCCATTTCCCGACGATCAACCATCCGTTCACCGAACAAACTCAAGCCATGAACAACGAACACGACGACCTGATGTTTCACGATACCGCCAGCGGCATCGCCAAGCTGGATGCGGACCGGCGCAATGGTTTGATCATCGCCACGCTCGTGGGCGGGGGTGCCATCCTCACCGGCTTTGTCCTGGTCTATCTCGCGCTCTGACCTATGCCCACTATTTCCATCAAGACGCTGTTGCCGCGTGAGATTCAGCTCGCGTGGGATATGCGCGGTTCGCGGCAGCTTGCCCTGGGCGATCTGAACGCGGCCTCGCGCGAATCCGGCTTGAGCAACGAGCGCATCATGGAACTGATCCAATTGCGCCTGGTGGTGGCCTTCAACATCGCCACCAATCCGGACGGCGAACGGCCGGAGTACCGGGTGCTGATCCGCAGCCTCATCTTTTTGATCGAGTCCAATTATGTGCGGCAGATGGATCGTGAGAATTGGGACCCGATTTTCCGTTTGATCTTTCCGTACAAGCTGGCCGGCAAGCCAAAGGCTCTGGCGGGCACGGAGGTGGCGAGCGGCTTGAATTGCACCCGCCAGCATGTGAGCGCGCTGAGCGCGACCGGTTGTTTCTCGATCATCAACGAAGCGAAGCAAGGCCGGGGCAACACGGGCAGCTTCACCACCGCCAGTGTCGAGGCATGGCTCAAGTCCCGAATGCTTTAACCACGGATGAACACAGATAAACACAGATGAAAACTTTCCAATCCAAAGGCATCGCAGCCGGCATCAGCGCCGGCAACCGGCACATCAGCCAGATCAATGAGGATCGCGCGCGGGTGAAATTTGTTAAGGCGATCCTTCGTGATGAGGACATTTTCATCATGGAGTTGAAGGAGGAGGAACAAACTTTTTTGCAGCGTATCGAAGACGAGCACGACAAGACCGTGCCCGACATCCATAGCGGGGACCGCAACATCATCGATTCTCTGCGCCGTCGTTTTGAAGGGAGGCTGTTATGAGCAATTGCTGGAAATGTGGCAAACCGCTTCCCGAAGGCCAGGTGGAATGCGAATACGGCTGCGCTGGTGGCGGCGAGTTGGATGCTCAAACGCAAGAGCTGGCCAAAGAACTCAAAACCGGCCACATCGCCGCCTTCGCATTGGCAATGCATCTCCAGAAAATGGGCGCAGCTAACTGCCGTCGCATGGTCCAGATCGGAGACGAAAAATATCTCGTCAGTGTGGAACGAATCAAAAGTTAAACCATGAGCAAAAAATCATTATCAAAGGTCGCGCCCAAGTGGCATGACGAGGCCAAACACATGCTGCTCGAAAATTTCGAGCGCGTGCATTCCCTTTTCACGGACGCGACGAAGCGCGCGGTCTGGATGGGGATGTTCCTGAACCATATCAAAGCGCGCGGCAAGGAAGACAAGAGCATCCCGCATGGGCAGTTCCGTCCGTGGCTCGCGGCCAACCTGCCGAACATTTCCAACGAAACCGTGGCGACCTATATGCGCCTGGCGACGGGCGTCTGCGAAACCGGCAAATTTCAAATATCAGATTTCCTGACATTTGCCAAAACGGGGAAATTGCCGGACCAGATTGCGCAGCTCGTCGAAGGCAAGACCCAACAGCAGCTCTTCATGGAGTTCAAGCAGCCCGATCCGGAAGACCCGGAAAAGCCGAGGGGCAAAGGCCAGCTCAAAGGCTCGAAGGGGCTTACGAAGGAACAGCGCGCTAAGGCGGCGGAGAAGGCCGAACAGGAACGGCTGAACGAACTGGAAGAAACGGCGATGGAAACCATTGAATGGCTGCATCAGGCGGCCGATGCGAAGAACGGCGGGATGTTGCCGGAAAAGGTGCAGGACAAACTGGCCGATGCTTGCGACACACTGTCCGGTTTTCTCAAGCGCATCAAGGCCGCACGGAAGGGAGGTCAGTCGTGAAAGAATTGTCCAAGCTCAAGCCGGGAATGTATTGGCGTGTTCCTGATCAGTTTCCCCGCCACGCCGCCGGCTGGTCGCGCTTTTTGAAAAATCTGAAGGAGCGGGCCATCGTGATCCAGGACTTCGAACTGGCCGCCTCTCTGCGCGAGGCTCAAAAAAAGTTGGAGGCGTACATCCCAAAAAATTCCAAACGCCGTGGAGGTGGCAAGTGAGCAGGGTGTTAACGCATGGCAAAAAGCCTCTGGAAAAATTCAAGCTCTCATCGGGCGGTAAATGTCCGGCGTGCGGCCAGAAAGGGACCAAGCGCAAGGATTCGTCCGATATGAACTGCTCAAACTACGCCTGCGACGTTCGGACATATCGCACCCAATCGGTTCATTCAAATTCATGATCTCCGACCTCACCACAACCAACGGCGGCGCAATTGTTCCACGTGAAACGTCCGTGCTTGCCGGCCTTGGTCTGGCGGCGGCGGTTCAGCCGGTGGCGAATGTTTCGCAGTACCTGGCCACGCGTGATGCCCGGCCGCATTACCTCGGCGAGGAACATTTGCTCATCACCTTGCCGGCGAAGTTGCAGGGCGAGCTGAAGGCGCTGGTGCGGGCCGTCCATTACGTGGCGGGTTTGGTGAAGGATCAATTTTCCGTCCAGGCGGCATGCAAGCAGGCGCTGGCGGTTTACAAAACTTGGAACTGGAAGCTGGCGACCTTTCGTCAAAAGTATGATGCCTGGGCAAAGGTGCGCGATTGGGTGGTCCTGGTGAATTGCGCAAAAGCCCCCGCCTGCTGGCGATCCTTCCGGATGGGCACAGCCGGATTGCCCGAGGAATTTCTTAAGCTGGTCGAAATCCGCTTTGGCCAGTACAAACGCAACGACGGCAAGAAGCAGGCTTTATTGAGCCTTAAACGGCAATGGAAGACCGGCAGAGATGAACAGGGCAACGAGGCCGTCATCGCCGGTTATGAAGCCGGCTGGAAAAATCGCAACCGCGAAATTTTCCCCGTTGGCTGGAGCTACGACAATATCCTGCGCCAGATCAAGGGCCGTGGCCGCTTCACGCCGGCCGTCCGCGCCTTGTTGCACGAAGGCGAATCCGCCGCCCGGTCGCTATTGCCCGGCGTGCTCGGTAAAAAGGGTGATCTGCGTTTTCTCGAAATCGTCACGTTCGACGACGTGAAATTGGACTGGCTGGTTTTCAACGAAGCGACCGGCGAGGCCGAAGACCTTTGGTTGCTCGTGGCGCGCGACCGGGCGACGGGCTTGATCCTCGGCTACGTCAAGCATCCCGCAACGATTGACGAAGAAGGCAAGGCTTCGCACCTGGGCGCGCAACAGATGAAAGAGCTGGCGGCGCAACTGCTGGAGACTTATCCGCTGCCGCCCTATCTCGTGCATTGGATCGTTGAACGTGGCACGGCGACACTCGAAGAGGCCGTGAAGCTCGCCTTGGGCGAACTCTTCAACAACCGGATCAAGGTTCACTACACCTCAATGATCGGCGACAGCATGAAGGGTGATTTCCGCAACGCCAGCCGTCCGCGTGGCTACAAGGAAAAGGCCAAGGGCAATTCCGGTGGCAAGGGCGACCACGAAGCCGGCAACCGCCTGCTGCATACGCGAGGATCATTCCTGCCGGGTCAGACGGGCGCGCATTACAGCATCCGGCCGGCTGAACTCAATTCATGCATCAAGGAGTGCAAGGAAATCTGGAAGATGCGCAACCGGTTGCCGGAACACAAACGCGGCGATGTGAAATATCCGCTCACGGTTTTGCACGGTGAATCTGACAAGTACATCCGCCAGTTTTGCCTGGATCAAAATTTCCGCACGGAACATGACATCGAGGGATTCGGCAAAGTCCTGGAATGGCTCGACGCCGATGGCAAACGCCAGCCGAGCCACACCGCGCCGCATCCATTGCCGCCGGGCGCGCAATGGTTGAAGCCGCGCATGCAGATGCCCGTGGAACGCGCCGCCGAGCTGATCCGTGCCGTGCCGGCCGATCAATGGACCCGTTGCTCGCCGGACATCATCAAGACCTTCCTCGAACACAACGAGCGCGTTGAATACGTGACCGCCAAGGGCCAGATCAAGATCGACATCGACGGCGAAGCGAAAACGTTCTGCCACGCGGGCGACCCGCTCGCGCCAGGGACTAAGGTGCTTTGCTATTTTCACCGGAACGATCCGCAGTTCCTGCATCTCACTTCCGGCGACGGCCGCATTCTCGGCACCTGGTATCAGGTCGGACGCACCGCGTATCTGGACCGCGAGGCTTTGGCCGAAGCCTTGCGCTACACGCACGCGGCCCGCGCCGCCGCCACGGCCGTGGCGATGGAGCTGGCCGCGCCGGAACGCACCGGCCTGGATGCCCTGCGCGCGCACAATGACGAGTTGAAGAAGTTCATCGTGGTCACCGACGCGCCAGGTGCCGTAGGCACTCTTAACGGGAATGCCGTGAGCGCAGGGCTGGCATCGATCAAACCGACCGCCAAAGCCAATCAACAGAATCCGCCCGCGCTTGAGCCGGAGCCGGATTGCCTGCAAGACATTTTGTCCGAAGATGACGTTTAACCGACAACCAAAAAAAGGAGGAACATGCCAAAAAATAACTGGAAGCCGAACCCCGAACAACGCCTGGTGCTGTTGAAGCTCAAGGCCGAGTCCGGCGACAATCAAAACGAGTTCGTGCGCGATTTCGGGAACGAGACCATCGGCACGCCGAGCAAGCTCTCGCAAATCCTGGATGCGCTGGATGAGGACGCAACGAGCTACTTCAACAAAATCAACGACCCTGAAACCTTGATGGCCGATGTTACGGAGTTCGTGGACGATCTGCCGCGCCAGAAGCGCGAAAAGTTTTCGGTGGTGGAGACGGTCATCAAGCCGATCTCTTATTTCGTGGGTGCGGCCAAGATGGCGCGTGCGCTGAAGAACGTGAAGACGGCCGAGCGTTGCTTCCAGTACATCGGCCCGACCGGCGCTTCAAAGAGCACGCTGTTTCCCTATCTCCAGAAGGAGCTGAAAAATGATTTCACGATGGGGCTGGTGAACTGCCGCGATTCGTGGCGGCCGTCATCCCGCGACATGCGCCAGCGTGCGAAGACGGTGGTGCTGAAGGATATTTGCGACGGTCTTAAAATCCGCATTCCCGAAGAGTACCGCCAGACCAGGCACGGCAGCGGGACGGATACCAAGGACCAGATCAAGCTGGATTCGGTGCCGGCGGTGGAAGATATGATCGTGGACTTCCTTCAAAAACGGCCGTACCTGATCTTCCTGGAAGAGGGCCGCTTCCTGCGCACCTACGCGCTCAACCTGTTCATCGATCTGCTGAACCGCTCCAAGCTGGTGCTGTTCATCACCAACACGCCGATTGCGGACAAGAACATGCACGCCTACTGCCCGGACGAGGCGGATCAACTGGACCGGCGCACGCGGGCGGTGATCAAGATCACCGTGATCAACAGCGAGGACGCGGGCCTGTTTTTTGAAGCCGACCAGTTCGAGGACCGCGATGCGGCTTTGGACATCATCGCCCGGTCAGCCTCGGAATTTGGTCACTTCAGCCTGATCAACCGCGTGGCCAAACGGCTGGCAAAATCCACGGGAGCCACGCTCGTTGAGGTTGAACGGGCCGTTGAGAAATCCGTGCTGGAGATGAACCGCATCAAGAAATTCGCCCCGCGCTGATTATGGGCCTGCCAGCTCCATCCGAAGGCCATTGGTTTTGCGATGGCAAGTGCGACGACATCATTTTTATGTCGTATGAGCGCACGGATCAAAAAAACGTGCCTTGCCCGCGATGCGGTGAACTGTCCTGCAACTTCGTCCCGCGCAAATTGAGTCGCGCCGTATTGCCGAAGGATTGGTTCAAAGCCATGCATGAGCTGGTCGCGGCCAACGCCACCCCGGAACTGCCCCAACTACAGGAGAAAAAATGACCCGCGAATTATTCACCGTGGCGAAACACTATTTTGCCATCCGCACGGCCGACGGGAAATTTTCCATCCTCGGCAGCACCAAACGCAAACCGAAATTGCCG